AACCGGTAAGCATTGAGTAGTTTCCATCAATATATCGATTACCACCTTCCCAATTTTTATTGTACACATAACTTATCTGTTTGCTTTTTTCTCCGTTAACATTGTAGTATTCTGCTTTGAATGTTAATTGATTGTCAGATTTATGTGCGGTTGGTACTAAGGTTCGTAGTCTAGTATAATTTGGAGAATATCCAGCGTCGTTATCAGTAGTGGTTCTAATATCAGCAACTTGCCACAAACCGGATTCTACAACTAGTAGCAATACACCGGTACCTGTTCTGTCAGTGCTAAAATTAAATACCGTATCATCCCATCGCTGCGAAGTTTGCGTAACTTCTAATTCTCCAATACGTTTTCCAAATTTAACAGGAAATTCTTGATTGAAATAATCTGTTGGATTATAATCAAACGCGCTTCCGGATACATACAAAGATAATTTTGCGATTCCTGATCCTGACACTGTTCCAATTGCATCCAAAGTAACTTTGTATTCAGAATTTGCAATAAATATTCCAGCGTACGTAGGATTAACTTGTACAACAGTTGCTGACTTTGCTGCATTAATATCTACAGAATTTTGTATCTGCATTGAGTTATTAAGTGATGCAGTTGTCCATGTTAATACTGGAGCTGTGCTTATTACTCCATTTGCATAAGTAACACCTTGCCAATATGTATTAATCGTACTCTGCGTTACAAATGTTCCAATGCTAGTGTCTGGATATAATGATGCTGTGCTTGTAATAAAAATTTCAGTTTCATCTAATTCTACATCATTAAGCAGTTCCCAGGTCCCAACGGTACCGTTATTGTTCATGAACACTTTAACGCGGGACACATCACCAGTTGCTGGATCTAATCCGTTAATTTGCATCAGTGCAAATGATTCCGAATTTTGTGTTGCAACATATGTTGGAGTTGCTTCATATGTAATACTATATGCGGAATCTGCAAATGCGGTATATGTATGTTGAGATATACTCTGGCTACTATACGCCGTATACTCCGTGTCTAACAATGCTACCGTATTGGTTAATATCTTTTTAATGGTACTGGTATACGTAGTTGTAGAGATAGGGAAATTAGGCGTAGGCGTAGGTGTTACTGGCGTTGTTACAGTTAATGTCCCAGTACCCATATCACTTGTAAAAGTTCCACCGGTTAATTGAATAGCCGGCTGATTGTTGTATAAAAAGTATTTTACAGTACCTGTTGAGTATGTTGGAAACTGAGTGCCGCTTAAATAAATTCGGTCTAATTGAACTCCTACATTTTCCGCAATAACTAGTTCAGGAACAGTTTCAAAAATAATTTCTGATATGTTTGACACATTAGGATTAACCGGTACAGTGCGTGTCCATTTTATGTTGGATTTTCCTTGCCAATCTGCAGGAACATTCACAGCTTCGCCGGTAACAGTTATTGTGCAATCTCCAGGAGATGTTTCAGTGTACACATAAATCGCAATAACACGACTTTTATCTTCATCGATAAAATTCACAATTTCAGAGTAAATTGGATCGCCATTATAATCTAGTACCTCAATATTGAGATATGATCCGGGCCGTAAATTTGTAGGATGTCCTCGCAATTTAAACAAGTTCTTACCCGCAGTTAAGCGAGTAGGAAACTCAGTAATTTGAAAGTAATCAGGCGATGTTAGCGATGTATCTTCAAACCAAACTGGAACAAATTGTAAACCTTTATATACTGCTTCTTTACGTTTCATTCACTGATATTCTTTTAAATATAAATATCAGGTGTGCGAAATCTGGCTGTATCCGTTTAGTTTGTTTACTTCAATTAAATTGTCTACCATATCACGCATCGAGTCTACGTGTGAAATAATTATGGAAAAATCAAATTTGGTGCGGAAATAATCAAACAAGTTAACTACTGCAGCAATATGTTCTGTGTCCAAACTTCCCCAACCTTCATCGATTGCAATAAAATTGGGACGTGGGAGTGCCGATACATTGATAAGTGCAATTCGAATTGCGAGTGATGAAATAAATCGTTCCATACCACTAGTTAATTCCAATGGCCAAAAATTGTCTTCATCATAAATAATATATCCATTAATATTCTTGCCGTCACTTTGCAGCACCATGTTAAAATCTACAACTTGATTAAGCACATTGTTAATTTCTGCTTCAATTTTAGGCATCGCCTTGGAGATTAATTCGTATGGAACTCCGTCGCGCTTAACTGATTCTAAATAATATTCGTATGCTTTGTATTCAGTTTCGAGTTGTTTGTATGTGTCTAATGATTCGATTGCAGTTTGCTTGGTTGTTTTAGCAACTTCAATTTTACCATGTTTGCTACGAATAGTATCTGTAGTAGTTTTTATTGATTGTGTAAGCACTTCAATTTCAGATTTGCATGCGGCAATTTTTGAATCTATTTGTCGATTATGACTAATTGCTGATTCATTAGCCCGGAATGATTCTTGTCGTTCTAAACATGTTTCTAATTCCGATTCTCGAGTCTGCAAATCACTTTCTAAGATTTGTAATTGAAGTTCATTGCGTTCCAAAGTTATTCGAGCAGTATCAATCTTGCTTTGCAAAGTTTTTAAAGCTGATTGTTGTTCAAATGCTGGTTTTAAACTTTTTAGTTCAGCGCTTAATCCATCAATAGATTCTTGCAAACCGTTTAATATGTTTCTATCCTGGTCAATTGTATTTTGCGCTTCAACAGCATTTTGTACGAATATGTTAGATGTACAGTATTCACAGTTCGGATCATATTGATGCGTTGCCAGGTGGTCAATTTTTTCTTGTTTTGCATTTACTAACTCTTTCTGTTGTCTCAATTTTAGAGCGTGTGTATTGAGTAGTTGTTCTTTAAGTTGGTATTCCGTTACATGTTCTTGTATAGTCGCAGCATCATATTGTTCTAACTCAGTTTCCCATGTTTCAATATTTTCAGACAATGTTTCCAATGCAGTTTCTGCAGTTTCAATGTCTTGCTGTAAAGTATCAATTTGTTTTGTTAATGTGTTTTCTTGTCGAGTCAATTCGGTATTATCTGGGCCGGTATATGTTGTTGGTTGTTTTGTCTCAATGAGTTGCAGCATTTTTGTTTGAAGATCATTGCGAGATTCTTGGTATGTATCTTCCTGTTCTTCCAATGCAGTAATGTCTTGTTGGTTCGCAGTAATTACAGCATCTGCCTCAGTAATGATGATATCGAAATCTGTTTTCTTGTATGATTTTAATTTACCAGCCGTCTCTTTAATTTCATCAGATGCTAATTGATATAGTTGTTCAAACACCGTAATATCTAAAAACTGTGAAAGTAAATCTTTGCGTTCTCTTTGTGACTTTTCAATGAAATTGTTGTTGTCAGCTTGCAGCGAAAATGCAGTTAAAATAAAATCATCATAAGTACCTAAATAACGACGAATTGATTTGTTTGTGTCACTTCGTTCTTCCCCATTAAGATTTTCTGTGTCTGTATAAAAATCTACTAACACTTTAACATGCCCGTTCTTTTGTTTGATACCAGTTCGTTCAATTGTGTAAGTGATACCATTCATTTCAAATGTAAACTTGCCGCGGAAACCAGATTTCTTGTTGTTAAGCACTTCATGTGCCTTGCCAGTTTTGCTACATTTATCAAATATAGTGTATGTTATTGCATCAAGCAAAGATGACTTTCCGGAAGTGTTTGCAGCAAATAAACCACATACATCTTTCATGCTTTCGAAATTCACAATGTTGCCTTCACCATATGAAAACATGTTGTCAAATTCAAATTGAATCGGATGCCAAGTCATGTGTCGTACTGATTCAACTGCAGGTAATTTTGAGTTTATGGTGCGATTGATATAACGAATTGCGTCTGTTTCTTCAGTAGTTGCTTGTGGATAATTAACTGCAATGTAATCAGTAATCAGTGTGTTTTGATATTCAACATCTCGTACATTGCCAATTGTGAATGAAGATGTGGCTTCTGTGTTAGATACTGTGGCACCTCGTTGAATTGTGATATCTTGCACATCGTATTTTTTACGAATCGTTGCAATTAATTTTTTCATGTCCGCTGCTGAAGTGTCATTGAATTTAATTCGGACACGAGGTTTTACAGGCATACGGTGTGGAGCTTTAACTACAGTAGTACCATCTACTTCTAATGTCACATATCCGTAATCATTGTGAATTTCCACAAACTTTGCTTCGCGACAAGGCAAGTCCCAAACCAAGATTCCATGGTCTAATGCTTCACCATGATTTTGTTGAATTAAAGATCCTGGATATGCAATTGTACCAGCATCATTCAAGAATTGGGCTGGCTTATGAATATCTCCTAACAAGGTAATGTCATGACCATCAAACAAATCGACACCTACGTGCTCGTTTGAAATTTGATATCCGATATCTGTTTTTGCAGTGTTCACCGCACCATGGTGCAATGCAATTTTATATGGTGCATCAAACTGATTAGCTCGGATATATTCACTTGGAGCCACATCAACTGCCATATGATTAAACACTACTCCACCAATTTCAAATAGTCCATTTTCCTTGATAAAAATAATGTTTGGATTCTTAATCACATTGATGATTGGACTAACTGCATCTATGCGGTGCATGTTGTTTAGATTCATGTCATGGTTTCCAAGTATCACTACGGTTGGTATCATGAAGCCATCAAAGAACTCCACAAGCATTTCAACCAGCTCCGGAGACATATCCAATTTGCTATGCACAATATCTCCAGTAACCACTGCAATGCTTCTGCCTGTTGAATGCTGTGCAATATGATCAAACATGTTGCGAAACACTTCACGATATTCTCTGTGTCGTTTCAATGTGCGAATATGAATGTCAGAAACATGAAATATTTTATCAATAGTTTCTATTCCAGCATCAATGTGTTTTATGTCCATATCATTCCCATTTTAAGCTGCATTAACCGTTCAAAAGTTAATACATCGGTATCTTGTATAATTTCGTTGATTTGTTGAAATCCTAGTTCAGACGCATCTTCAGATTTAAGTTCGATGAAATACACATTCAAACCTTCTGCCATGAAACGCTCGGCAATTTGAATGGCATTCTTCAATGCATCGGCATCTAAGCAAATATAAATGTCTCGTACTCGTTCTTGTATAATTTTCTTTTGTAAAGCAGGTTGTATGATTTTTCCAAACAATGGAATTGCATTGCGTTTAATGGCAATTGCATCAAATGAACCTTCACAAAGTATGATTGGCTGTGACCAATTTATGAAAAGGTCAAACCCGATAATGTCTTTTGAAATTTTTGGATTCTTGTGTTTTTGTGTGTCAGATTTATAAAATGCTCTGGATACAAAATAGTTTAATTGTCCTTCAGAATCATAACTAGGAATAATTATCTTGCCGGAATACTCGCCAGACTCACAGTATCCAATTCGATACTTGATGATATCAAAAATTGTAACACCTCGCTTTTTAAGATAATGTATTGCGTTGCGATAATCCGGAGTTGGTTTAGGAATCCAAAGTGGTTTATAATCTTGTGGTAGTTGTATTGTTTCAATTTTTGTTGCAGTATCCGTATTTTGACGATACCGAGTTGATTCAATTATACGAGATAATTGTTCGAAACGTTCTTTAGGAAGATTAAGCTGTTTGAACAAAGTCGCAATGCTACGACCTTTCTTGTCAGATATCCAACAGTGCCAAGCATTCTCACCGTTTGAGTTAGTGTGAATATCAATTTCTAATTTTGGCTTGTAATGTGAAACAAATGGAGAGAAGAATGCAATGTTATTACCAGAGGTAGGTTTACCTTTACCTAGTATTGATTCCAATAACTGTAATAACTTAATATTCTTCATTAATATAATATAATGAAATTACTGTACTAATCCAATTTAATTATATTAATATAATATATTATTTAATATTAGTTAGACACATACATTACATTTCTGGTCTAACGATCGATTCAATACTGAATCAATCTATTAATTAATATGAAACATTAATTATCATTGAATGTATTAAAAATTTTTCACAAATCAAACCTTTATCCAAAAAAAGATTTGGGTGCCTTCGGGTCTTCGCCTGTTTTCAAACATTCCGCCAACCATTCTGCCGGAATATTTTTCTTTGCAACATGTTTAATACCTAGCTTCAATGCGTACGATTCATATGTAGTTTTGCTGCCTTTTGATATTTTTTGAGTAGGAGCTTGGAATACCATTCGGATATCAATTCCAGGATTTGATGCTAGCACATGTTTCATTTTAAGACGGTCAATGCTGGTCCATCTACCTTTTGTCTCAATATACATTAGTTCACCATTTTTCTTGGTAAACACAAAATCTGGGGTGTATTTTGCTCGGCGTTCTGGTACTATATAATTTAGTATTTCAGTTTCATAATTCAAAGGATACTCAGTAGTTTTTATGTGTTCTGCTACCGTATGTTCTAGTCCAGATTTATACCCGTATTTTAATGCAGCTGCTCTTTTAGAGTTACCGGCGCTGTGATAATGATTTTTTGCCATAACTTGTTTGTTTTATTTACATGTAGTCCCAACGATATGTTCGTTTAACTTGTTTCCATGTTTCAGTGGATTCATCATAATTCCAGAATGGAACACTCCAGGTTTTTGACTCTCCTTTTAGAATTGATAATGCAATTAAATTAACTAGAATTATTAAAGTTTTTATATTTTCTCGGTCATGTGGATGTGCATATTTTAAAGCATTTCGCAAATCATATGTTTTCGCACCAGTACCCCAATATTCTTCCCATGTATCTGTAAGATATTTCGATGCCGCCCTTTCATCATCAGTGCCGACATTACGTCCCGAACCAATGTTTATTGTCCAAGCTTTAAAATTTTGAAAATATCGTTCTGGATATTTTGTAATCATGTTATACAAACTCCATCGAGCTCGTTGAACTTGTTTATGTATTTCTGTTTGTTGAGTATTCATTGTTTTATCTGGCATATGAGAAACATGCAGATGGTGATAATGACCAGCACTTTGCCAAATCAATGATTTTTTACCTAAGTTTTGTTCATATGACACGAATCCCATTTTTCGCAATTCTGCTGCTAATATATTACCTAATGTAGTAAATAATTTAGGATTTGAATTATAACTAACACCATTAAGCATACTCAAATCTACAGCATCCCCTGAATAATGTCGGCTTTTAATTTTTGTACCATCAACATTTTCATCGTGGCCTGATATAGCAAATGTAATTTGCACATCTCCAATTTTTGCACGTTTTGTTGCAATTTCTAGATCATGTATTAATGCTGGATTAAGTTTATCATTTTTTGAAAAACTTGACCTCACTAGTTTACCAACACGATTTACTGGATTTTTTTCTGTTACTGGTGGAGTAGGCGTTGTTTTTTTCTTTTCTCGGTCTGTTTTTTGTTTTTCTAGATCTTGTTGTTGCTGCTTTTGTTTTTCTTGTTTTTCTTGTTCAAGAGCATTATTTGCATCGCCCCAACCTTGCTCATTCAATTTAAGTTTATTCATGATTATAGTTTCTCAGTTTTATGTTGTATTATAAACTTATGAGATTTCTCCGGTATTAATATTCTGGCATTCTGTTTAGTTGTAGCTGTTTTATCTACAATTGGTTTTGTGTAAACTACGATATTGATTGCATATGCAATATCTTCCATGTTGCTATCCCAAATGCCAGTAACACCAGTTTGTTTCAATGTTTTAAACAAATTATCTATAGCGCTGTAACTTGCAAAGAATTCTGCGTTATTATCATACATTGCAATTAGGTCTTGTTGCAGATCTTTAATATAGATTACCGGGCTTTTTCTACCTACATCTCCAGAATAACTTGCTGTATATGCATACTGATCGCCATTCTCGTAAAATCTGGTAATGGCATCATTTTCATATAATTCACCATTGTTAAATGCAAACTTATTAAGTGTACCTACATATTTTGTCGATGCATCTAACTCCACTGTACCATTGGTTGGATATCCCCCGGCGACGGGACCTGTATAAGTTGCTAAAACTGGCTCGTTAGTTATTGGATGTTCTCTCGTAAATGGCAATTTAGTTGCAACACCGTTCCATGGAGTTGTGCGATTTGCCTGTTTATTCGTTTCATTGAATACTCCGGAAAATACTTCACGCCCGTCGAGCAAGGCTTTACCTTCTATTGCTC